CATCAAGCATAGCTTGCCTATAATCAGAAGAAAGGACGAAAAAACTCCGCCCCAAAGGCGATACGAGTCGACACCTTTTCTCCTGACGGGGCTACAAAGACACGTTCCAAATCTAATTTTGGTTCCGCACCTTCCATTGTATTACGAATAAATTTAGAATCTGCAATTGGTAAGTTTACTATTGTTGATGAAATATCTGCAAGGTCTTTAGAACCGTCAAACTCAACTATCATCTTTTCCAACCTTTTTGTGACTACAGGTGCAATTACACCATCAGGATATGAATCCCTCATTTTTTGTAGGTCTTGAATATCTTTTTGATTTAATAAACGACACTTTACCATTTTTTGTGTAACAGGTAACATAATCTCAAATAAACCTTGATTATTTGGTTCAATACTCACTTCTTTAACATTTAACTCATCTAACGATATCGTACTTTCAAAATTACTAAGAGTCTTTGGGTCACGAAGATTAAATGTATACTCACTTCCGAACGAAGTGTTTCTTAAAAATATAAGAATGGCTTCAACATCACACTCCAATAATTCCATTGGGTCAAAATTAGGTTCATAAATCTTATTTCTCAAAAGAGTCATAATAATATTGTCACCATTTCTTTGACCTAAAAGAGTGTTCTCGTCTTGTGCAGTCAAATAACCCACTTTAATTGATGATTTACCACTTTTGTAGTATTTCCCTTGTGAAGGTAACGAAACCACATCGTGTGGTAAGTTAAAATCCTGTTGTCCGTATTGAGATGCGTTATCCATATAATTAAATTAAAAAACCATAGAAGGTTTCCCCTCCATGGTTAAATATAAATGAACTGATTTTATAGTAAATGGTATATTAGTAAACTAAAACACATCTATCAGGACGTAATGTCGCTGTGATAGTTGCAATACCATCATCACCATAACCAAGTGAATCAAAGTTCACGTCAGTTAGGAATGTTCCTTGTAATATCCACTTTTCAACTGCCACACCTGTTGGGTCTAACATTTCTAAGTTAATGTTTTTCTTATAACCTGCAGCGTATCCCATACGACCAGTAACAGATTCTGCGTGTAAACGAACCCATTCCATTAACGCTTGAGAAGCAGAAGGACCAATTGGGTCACGGAATGTTACGTTTAATGTGTTCCAAGTAAATCTACCCGCAACATATGTTGAAGTATTTAAGAATGGTACTTCAACTGAATTGATTGTAACTTGAGGACGTGAAGTAGATTCAACGTACCAAGAGTTGATACCCAATGAAGAATCAAAGGTCATGATGAACCTATTTTTTCTTTTTGGTTCATAAGGTATCGGCATTTTCATTAATAAATCAGCCATTGTATTTTTGTTTTTATATTTTTTTGTTTATTACTTATAAATAGTTGGAGTAGTGAAAATTTTTCTATTTACTTTGTTTTGAAAAACCACATTATATAGAAGCTAACTAGAAATTTTTATACTTCTTTTTTCTCTCCTCCTTTAGTTAAATAAGTCTTTACAGGTTTATCATCTTTATATTCTTTATTTAAAAAGTCTTTAATTGAATCAATATTGCCTGGGTCATCATCAGAAAAACCAATCATAGGAACAAAATTGTTACTTACATCGTTCTTAAAAAATGCCCTCTGGTCCAGTTTTGACGCCATTTCCCTTACATATGAGATAAAGTTTCTAAGTGCTTTAATCTTTCCTTCTTCAGGGTTAGCCGCACTTCCCTCACCATAAGTTACTGGATGGAACTTTAACATATCCAAATATTTCTCAATCATATCATCGTCCGTCATATTGTCCTCACCAGCAAAGTCACGAAACTTTTTTAGGTTAGATATTAACTCCTCTTTACTAATACCATTATGATTAGTCATAATCATGTTGTATACCGCATCTTTTAATACTGAAGGAGTATGTCCACGAGCAGTGATAATAGAGAATATTGAACCACCATTTACGGCTTCAACAAAATCATCCCAAGAAGGACCCGTCTCCGCAACCATAGCATCAACAATGAATTGTGAATCACCCTCTACCGTAAAGTTTCTGTATGGGTTATCAGAGTAACCAACAATGGTATCACCGTTATACTCAAAAGGTTCTTTACCCAACATCCCACGGTACTCAGCAAAGTCCTCAGTAGACATACCTACCTCATTACCTTCCTCGGTTTTAACAATAATCTTCGTAGGCATCATCATAATGTTATCGTCCCAATCAAAAGCATAATACTTCATATTAGGATTTCCAACATCGTCAAAACCTTCTTTGAGTTCTTTTTCCTCGATATATTCTCTTAATATTGTACGAATCATTACTTTGTTTCGTTTAACTTCTCAATTAATCTTTCTAATTGTTCTTCTGAAATTACAATGTTTTGTGATTTTTCAGAAAATGTTTTAACACCGTTACTTTCTACACTAAGGTGTTCCATTAAGTTTGATTTTTTAAATTCCATGTTCTTATTTTAATTAAATGTTTAATAAGGCTAATGGAGGCCACAAATTGTGACCTCCATGTTAATATAAATATATCGTTTTAGATATCTTCAAATGATGCTCCCGTTGGAGTAATCAAGAACTCAATATCAATGAATTCAAGTGCTCTTGTTGGTTTCAAGTAAATCTTACCTGTCAACTGGTTGTTATCCAAATCTTCAGGTGTGTTTTCTACAACCACACGGAAGTCAATTAAACCTCTGTCTCTTCTAATAGAGTCTAAGATTGGGTTAACCGAATCTAAGAAGTCTTGTCTTACTTGGTCATCATTCTGTTCGAACAATAATCTTACCGCTACAGCCGAAATTAACTTACGAGCTTGTAACAACAATCTTCTTACATTGATTCTGTCAAGTGCAGATTCTCTAACCTGTAGAGTTTTGTTACCCCATATTACCGTACCAACATCCGAGAATGTTGCGATTGGGTTTAACCTACCTTGATATAGCGTGTCTCTATCGTCTTGAGTCAACTTCTTACGTGCCTTAACCGCATTTACCAAACCTCTTGTGTAACCCGCAGTTGCGAACCAAGGGAATGCGATGTTATCTGTTAATGCTAAGTTCTTAACAACCTCTGCCGTTGGTGGGATGTAGATTTGTGTGTTGTTCACACTATCTCTTGTCAATACCCACGGGTAGTAAGTTGCTGTGTAGTTAGAATCAATTGATGACTCTTCTAAGTTATCAACCGCTTCATCAGGGTAGATAAAGTCTGTATCAAACGATGAAGTGTTAGGAATATACATCTTATAGTCAGGTGTAGTACAAATGTAGATAGAATCCGCTCTGTCTGTTTCAACCATATCAATAGCCTCTTCAACTAAGTTTGAATGATTAGTGTAATCAATACCCGGTGTTGTAAAGATATTAATGTTTACCGCTTCAGGGTTCTCAAATGTTTTTTGACCCAATAGGTAAGCGTAATAATCGGTATTTGCCCAATTTACTGAATCCTCACCAACCGTGATTTGTTTAAACTGTCCCCATCCTGTTGCTGTTGGGAATGAAGGTGAAGGTGCTGCACCTGCCAAGTAACCTGACCCACCTAAACGGAATGTGTCTTGATTTGAACGGAACTCTCTATAAACATCCCATCCATCGAAACCACCTTTAGCTAAAAGTGTAAATTTACGAGAGTTTAATCTGTAGTAAGGGTTAGACTGTGAAGTTGGTTCACTTCTGAACTGACCCGCACCGACCTCAAACGCTGTTTCACCTGAAGTTACAAATTGACCTGAGATTGTGACAACTGTTGCTCCTGAATCCATATGGAAACCTTTCGTTAGGTAAGCCCAATCGTTACCTTCAGTAGCAGTACCCAAGTTAGATGGGTTTTGTTTACCTTTATACATAAAGAAGTCTGAATCGATACCAATAGTATTTGAAATACCTAAGTATGTTTTTCTAACTTTATCACCAGCACTTCTTGTTGAGTTATCAACTCCTGTCGTAGTACCAAATGGTGGATTATAAATAACTTCACCAGGTGTGTTGTATTTTGTTTTGTATTCTACGAATGGACTTTTTGCTCCTGAGTATTCTCTCATTACATAACCCTCAAACCCACATGGTAGTGCATCTACAGGTGCGTCT